GTTCAATGGGAACCTAAAATACAGCGTATGCTATCAAACCTATTCATAATTGGTATGGAAAAAGATGATATAGCTCAAGAACTTCGCATAGCTACTATGAAGGCCGCCAAATCCTTTGATGAAGATAGAGGTGTAATTTTTCATACCTATCTACACACAACTCTAGTAAATACAATACGAACTCTAATAAGTCGGGTTCAAAAGAGACCAGAAACACGAAGTTTGGATGCAGTGTATAAAAATATATACGAATCTAATTCTGGGGATAACATGTTGCCTACTGAAATATTAAAAGCTTTAGAAGACCCATATGATTATGAAGCAGATGTTGCAGTTAATGATTTACTAGAAAATAATTCCTTAACTCCTAATGAGAAATTGTTCATCCAGTTAAGATTGTATGGATTAACTATGGAAGAAATAACAGAAGATTTAGAAGAATCTGCATATAAAGTAAGACAGATTCTCAGAGAGAAATTTGTAGACTTGGCTGAGGATTATGACATCCATATATGATTATACAGCTAAAGATATTTATACTTTATTCTCAGATTTATATGAAGAAAAGCATGGGTTTGTTTATAAAGGACCCGGATTCATTGGTAACGAAATGCACCTTATTAAGGTTGCCATTGATAAAAATGGAGCAGCAAGTATCGCTTGCGCAACACTAAACTGTATAAAAGCTAATTCCCGAACAGTAAACGTCCCTTTTTTTATTGCCGGTCTTAAATATTATCTTACTCCTTATAATCCTAGCATATACTGGGCAACGCAAAGATTTGGAGACAAACGAATTAAAAAATTATGGAAACAATATCTTTTTCTAGATGCTACATGGTTGCCTAAAGCATCACAAAAACTAAAAACAAAAGAGTTGTATAACGAGTTGAAGGAGTGGGCAGATGCCAAAACGAATTACCAAAAGAAAAGGAAGGTTAATACAAAATCTAGCCCCAAAGCCAATTGATTCTAAAGATATTAGGCAACGTAATTCGGAAGAGGGTAAGTTCAGAATTGTAGCAATAGAATTTGCTTTAGATAATGCTTGGGTGGTTGGAAATTACGTGACGTACCGGGAAGCAAAAGAAATAGTTGACAATATGCCAAGCTCTAATATAGACTACTACATACACAGTGATTCAAGCAGAGTTATGTATCAAAGAAAACGGAGAGACGTTAATGCCTAGTTATGAGTATGTAGAGTCCGCAATTATATCTAATTTAGATACCAAAAGTAATCTAAGAAATTTTAAATTTACAACAAAAGATTTTGCTAAACATGGAGATGCTTATAATTTTGTAGTAAACCATTTTGACCAGTATGGGGAATTCCCTTCTTTTGATACCATGCTAGAAAATTTTCCTACCTTAGATAAAACAGCGCAAACAGTTAATTTTGACTACGCAGTTGAGGCCTTTAGAGACCAAGTTTTAACTCGTAAAGTAACAAATACTATTCAAAGTCAACGAGATTTAGTTAAAACTAATCCTAAACAAACCATATCAAATATAATGGTGGGATTAACGGACATTGAAGTTGATTATGATGAGGATGTTCAATCATATGATACTGGAGAATTAACACGCTTAGACGAATATAAAGCAAGAACAGAAAAACGAAAGTTGGGTGATGGGCTTATGGGAGTTCCCACTAGCTTTAAAACCATAAACTCTACTGGGGTTGGATGGATGCCGGGGGAACTAGTAGCTTTATTTGCTAGACCAACTATAGGTAAGACATGGATGTGTGTTCATTCTGCCGCTGTAGCAATTAAAGAGGGATTTAGAACCCTTCTAATATCCACAGAAATGCCTTCCGCTTCCATGAACATGCGATTAGATGTGGTTTTAGCTAATATGATGGGGTATGAGTTATCCCATACTGCCTTAAGAAGAGGTGACCCTTTAGATGAAGAGGTGTATGCTAATTTCCTTAAAGAATCTAATTCCCAATCTTTATTAGTTTGTGACCATATTGCTGGGCAAGTAGGAATTTCAACTGCAGCTATAGCATCTCTAATTAGAAAACACAGACCAGACTTTGTTGTCATTGATGGAGTCTATTTGGTTACTACTGGAGATTCTAGGAAAGCAATATGGGAACAATCCCACAGCCTTTTTTATGGATTAAAGAATTTAGCCACCTCTATGAGTCTACCTATTATGGTTACAACACAAGCTACTAGAGAAGCAGCGAATATGTTTGTTCCACCTCGAGCAGACCAAGTAGCGTTTGGAGATGCCTTAATAAGAGCTGCCGATGTGGCTATGGCTATGTGTGCTTTAGAGAATCAAGACGATAAAAGAGTGGTTCAATTTCAAAAGTATCGTGATGGTGAGTTACCTAGAGATTTGACAGTTATGAACTGGAACGTCGATAATGGTGACATACTAGAATTACCAGAGTACGATATTTACAGTGGGGATGAATTTTAAACTAGTAGAGAAGGAGATAGTTATGGGTTTATTTAATTGGTTGAGTGAAAACGACATAGAGAGGGCGCAACGAGAGAATAGCATTGTTGTTAAAACTCTTAAAAGTAAGGGTTATACTAAATCTTCGATTGGTATTACTGTTGAGATGCTTAAAACAGGTATCGCAGTAGATTCTGATGGGTATCATAATGAAGTTGTTGTTTTTTTACGTAGGAATAAAAAGGATAGATAAATGGATTGGTACTCTGTATTAATTAAATATGGGGTTGATGTTCCGGACACATCACAATTTAATATATTGTGTCCTTTCCATGAAGATAGCAGACAATCGTGTTCCATTAATATAGATAAAGGTGTATGGATTTGTTTTGCTGGATGCGGTCAAGGTAGTTTAAAACATTTTGTGTGGAAACTATCAGGAAAATCTTGGGTAGAAATCCAAGAGGAGTTTGAAACCCCAACTTTTGACTTTGACTTTGGTTCATTTACCTCGGAAGTAGTTGAGGATGATGTTATAGACACACCAATACTTTATGAGGGGGAGCTAACTTCACTTCAATCTAATCACTCTATTTATAAACGTGGGTTTACTAAAGATATCCTGCAAAAATGGGGATGCTTAGAGAATAAGTACGGAGACTTGGTTATACCTGTAAGTTCCTCAAATGAGGACGTACTGGGTTGGATTACAAGGCGCACATGGGGTGTACCTAAATACCTCTACTCAAAAGGGTTTAGAAAATCAAAGACATTATTTGGGTTAAATCATTTACAAAATGTTGATACGTTGTTTGTTGTTGAGGGAGTATTAGACTGTATGTGGTTAGACCAACATGGATACCCTAGTGTAGCTATTTTAGGGGCTTCAATATCACCAACACAGATAAATTTATTAAGTAAATATAACCCAAACGAGGTAGTACTATGTTTGGATAGTGATTCAGCTGGGCAAGCAGGGATTAAAAAAGCTACATTTGACATGAACAATAGATTCATGCTATCCTATGTAGAGTTCCCAAATAATAAAAAAGATTTTCAGGAAATAAGAAATTCAAACGAATTAGATATAGTAATAAAAAATAGAAGTTTATGGTAAAAAGGAGACACAAATGAGTGGTATAAATAGGATTCAACAGAAGATGGAAAATTTTAGGGACGGAAAATTCGGAGGCCCATCTAGAAGTGATAAGCCTGAAATTTGGTTTAAAGATGGTGACCAAGTATTCGTTACGTCTGCCGCAACAGGCGATGAAAATGATACTTTACTAGATGAGATATACTTGTATACGTTTGAACATAATGGTCGTTGGGTAAATGTTCTTAAAGACGACAGGGTAGACACAAGTAATATTCCTGAAAAGGATGCACAAGGTAAAGAAATACGGCCTTCACACAAGTTTGTTTTTTGGGGATATGTTCATCACGTTATCCACAGCGAAAAAAAACAAGATGATTGGGAAGAAATAGCGGGTCCCGGGGGGCGTAAATTGTTTAAGGAAACAGTAAACGATTTTAAGGTTATACCTATGGCTTTTGGGCGTGGTGATTATGTATGGAATCAACTTGTTGACGCTTATAGTGATTGGGGGTCTTTGAGTAAAGGTGTTTTAAAGATAAAGAGAACTGGTACAGGTCAATTTGATACCTCTTACACTATTACAGCAACACCTAAAAAAGACGAGATTCCAGAAGATAGATTGAAAGAAGTAGCTGGGCTAAAACCAATCAAAGATTATTACTTTGAAACATATGGGGAGAAATTTGAAATACAAGAATCCTCATCTGGTGGTAATGACAGCTTATTCTAGAATAGATATAGATAGTTATTTTTTACAAATGGCTAGTTTAGTAGCAGAACGGTCTACGTGTAGAAGAAGAAAAGTTGGGTGTGTGTTAGTGGACTCCGAAAATCATGTAGTTTCTACTGGATATAATGGGGTCCCAACACACTTCCCGCATTGCTTAGATGTTCCTTGTGAAGGAGCCTTAGCTGCGTCAGGAGAGTCTTTAGATAAGTGCTTAGCAGTTCACGCAGAACAAAATGCATTGTTGCAACTTAGGTCCAATGATGTTCTTACTGCTTATTTAACTGTTACTCCATGTGTCACTTGCTCTAAGATGTTAGCTAATAGTCATATCAGACGCATTGTTTCTGGTACTGTATACATACAACCCACGGCAATGGAAATACTTGCTACAGCAAATATTAGAGTAGATATTATAAGTGATGAAGTTTATGACAGTAGTAAAGAATAATAATTTTTCCGAGTCTCTACAAACATTAAAAGATGCTATAGAGCCCAATAAAACATTAGTATTAGATGTAGAGACTAATGGATTAGATTCTTATAATAATAATCAAATTTGTGGTATTGGTGTGGGTGAACCCCAAAGTGGGGGTCTATTACAATATTATCCTTTTAGGCATCATCAAGGAGAAAATCTTTCCCCTATATACTTAACAGAGCTTATTGCATACTTAAATTCATTAGACACATTTATTGGTTACAATATTAAATTTGATTTACATTTTTTAGAAAAAGAAGGACTAGAAACTCTTAATAAGAAGTTAGTTGATGTTATTGTTATGGTTCGCTTAGTGGAACATTCAGACACTAGAGAATTAGCTTTAACTCCTACCGGGGAAAGAAGGTTTGGGTTAGAGGCTGTTCAATATGACAAAGACACAAAAAAAGAACTTAGGGCCAATAAATGGAATAAAGATTTTTCGATGGCTCCAGTTGATTTTTTGGGGGAGTATTGTAAAAAAGATGTGGGTCTAACAGCAATGCTTTATGAAGAGGTATTAAAAGAAATTAAAGATACCCACCAAGAAGATATATTTGATTTAGAATGCCAGCTTACTACCGTGTTATTTGCTATGGAGAAAAGAGGTATATCTATAGATAAACAATATGCTATAGATACTCAAAAAGCTTTGTTATCTAGATTACAAGAAGTTGAGAATGAGATACTTACTCTTACAGGTCGAATTAAGTGGAACCATGACCTTCCTATAGCCTCCCCAAAACATGATGAAAAGGAATTTAATGTTTCAAGTCCAGCCCAAATTGGAGAAATTTTTCAGTCTATGGGAATTGAGTCCCCTGTTAAAACTCCTAAAGGTTCGTCTTCTTGGAATGAGGTTGCATTAGTTAGCATTAACCATAGGTTGGCAGGGCTAATTAGACAGTACCGTACTTTAGAGAAGCTTAAGTCTACTTATATAGAACCTTATATAGATACAACAACTATGAGGACGTCCTTCTGCAATTGGGGAACCACAACTGGTAGATTATCCTCAAGAGAACCTAATTTGCAAAACTTACCAAGAAATCATTTTAAATTAGCTAATATAAAATTAGATGACTATGGTAAACAAGAGATGAGAAATAAAATATCTGCTATGTTGGCAGCAAAGGGTAATCAGAATGATTCTAAATTATCTGATGATGTATTAGAAACATGGGCATTCATTGGAGACGAATCATATGATGACAACGATTCAAAGCAAATAGCTATTAGAAGATTATTTGTTCCAAGACCAAATTATTCTTTATTGAGTTTTGACTATTCTCAAATGGAAGTTCGGGTATTTATGTCATATTTTAGAAATGAAGTTATAGATTCATTACTGAAGAAGGATGACGTAGATTTCCATGGGGAAGCCGCTAAGTTAGCCTTTGATGTTAAAGAGTCTGATACACAGTATAAATTTTATCGACAAATGGCCAAAGCTATTACTTTTGGAACTATTTACGGTATAGGAAATAAGAAATTAGCAGAGCAATTAAATACTACTCCAAAAGAAGCTGGGGAATATAAGAAAAGATATTTTGAGGGCTTGCGGGGTTCCAAAGAGTTTTTTAATCAAGTAGTTGATACTGTTACAAAGAGGGGTTTCATTAAGAATCGGTACGGTAGGCGATACAAGATTAACCCTAAGTTTGCATATAAGGGAGTTAATTATTTAGTACAGGGAACTAGCGCTGACATACTAAGTGAACGTATGATAGAGATAGCCAGTTTTCTTAGTAATAAGAAATCTAGAATTCTTTTGCAGGTTCATGATGAAATAATTTGTGAAATACATGATTCTGAGTTAGAGACCCTACCCTTTAAAATTAAAGATTTATTAGAAACTAATAGCCTTGATATTCCTTTAACAGTAGATATGGAAATTTGTACTCCATCATGGGCAACAAAGAAAGACTTTAAATTACCTACTTTAGATGATTATATAGATTGGGATGATGTACCAGTTCAAGATAAGAATGGAATAGAGTGGGGTTAAGATGTATATTATTCCACATACCCAAGAAATGATAAATGCTTCGTTTCGGAAAGCAAAAGAGTTGGGAGTATTAAATAACTCAATAACACGTGGGCAAGGGAATGTCGCAGGATACCTCGGAGAAGAAACGGTAGCTAGTTATCTTGGGGCTGATATTATGAGTAATGATGAAGGCACACAAAAATTTAATCACGATTTAATTTTATTAGATGGTAGGAGAGCAGAGGTTAAAACTAAACGTAGAACAGTTCCACCTTGTGA